GCCGGGGATCACCGTCACCGATGTGATCGCCGGCTCCAGCTCGCCCACCACGCGGCAGAGCTCCACCGAGATATTGGGAATGCGGTTGCCGAACGGGGCGAGCGGCAGCCGCTCGAACACCAGATAGGCCAGCCCGCGATAGGCCGGCGCGCCGCTGCCCTGCACCGCAGCAATCAGCGAGTCTGCGTTCTGCGTCTCGCTGCCGCGGTGGAACCGCAGCGCGATCCCCGTGGTGTCGAGCAACTGCCCGTCGGCCCAGATGCGGCCGAGCCGGTGCACGCGCCCTTCGCACAGGCCGATGGCGAACGAGGCCGCGACGCCCCGCTCGCTCGCGCCGCCGCCCTTGGCGCCCAGCTCCGCGTCGTCGATCTCCTCGAGATCGGTCGCCCAGATGATGTTGCCGCTCAACCGGCTCCAGCCATAGAGCCGCGGTATCGGCGTGCCCTCGCTCGAGCCCGACATCCTGAGGTCCGCGCCCGGCCGCGCCGGCTCGCCGAACAGCGCGTTGTCGATGGCGCTGCCCGCCAGTGCGCCGAGGGCGCGGCCGATCATGGCGCCGATCGGTCCGCCGATCGCGCCGCCAGCCATTTGGCCAGCCAGTGACAATGCAAGTGTCGCCATGGCTCACAGATCCGGAAAGTCGAAAATGGCGGCGACGCGCTTGCGCCAGCCGTCGGTGAGGTCGCTCAGCACAACGCCGCGCCCCTCCTGCGCGTGGATGAAGCCGTGCTCGTCCACCGCGATGCCGCAGTGCCGCGGCACGCGTGTCCGTCCAAGCTGGAACAGGATCACCTGCCCCGCCCGCGGCCGGCCGCTCGCACGCACCAGCTGCCTCTCGGCCAGCGCCAGTAGATCGTCGGCGTGCCGCGTGTCGCGCCAGTCGGCGCGATAGGCGGGCAGTTCGATGGTCTCGCCACCCAGCTCGCGCCACACGCCGCACACCAGCCCCAGGCAGTCGCAGCCGGCGCCGCGCCGCGCGCTCAGATGCCGGTAGGGCGTTCCGAGCCAGCCGCGGGCGGCGGCCACCACATCGTCGCTCGTCATGAGAACAAGGCTCCACCCTGAAGCGCGTCGTCGGCGCGCGGATAGCGCAGCAGAAAGTCGTTGCCCGGGATGTGCGGGAAGCCACGGAAGTTCGCGACATTGCCAAAGCGGCCGCGGCACGTGCCGAGCTGCCGGTCGCAGCCGAGCGCAAACTGGGGATGCGTGGGCAGCACCTTGCAGCGCGCATCGCCCAGCACGGCGTCGCAGAGCGGCGAGTACACGCGGCCGCGCACGCGGTTCAGCGCCTGCTGCCCCGAGCGCAGCTCGGCGCGGAACTGTCCGTCCTCGCGCACGATCTCGCCGATCGTGGCGCGTCGCAGCAGCGCGCGCTGGCTCACGTCGCGCCAGTTGACCCGCCAGGTCTCGACCTCGGCGCCGTCGAACAGTCCAGCCGCGATGTCCGCCTCGGCGATCGCATCCGAGCGCAGCACGCCGAGCACTTCGCCGGTGTCGACCTGGCCGCCAAGCCGCGCCGGCACGTCGCCGCCATCGAGCATGGGCCGATAATCCGTACCGGCAAAGCTGAGCGTCCGGTCGTGATCGGTGAAGCCGAGCACCGCCAAGTCCGACCGCGTGATCTTCCAACAGGTCGCCAGCGTCGTCGCGCCGCTCTCGACATGCGTGCGAAAACCGATATCGAGCGTTCTCATTCGCGCACCTCGATCAGTGGAATGGCCGGCGCGTCGGCCGCGTCAAAGCCCGTGAGCTCGATGTCGAGCCGGTCGATATCGAAGCGCACCGGCACGTCAAACGTGAAGCTCGCGGTCAAGACGACGCCCGCCCCCGGCGCCACGCCGAAGGTGACGATCCCCGTCAGCGCGTCGACCGCGAAGCCGCCCGTCGCCACGCCGTCGGCGAACACGTCCACCGTCGCGGCCACGGGCTTGGTGATCGGCCGGTCATAGGGGTCGAACGCCGCGCCATAGCGCTTGACGAGTTGGAACTGCGTCGCGCTCCCATTGCCGGTCCCGAGCGGCTGCAGGCCGTTGCTCGAATTGTCGAGCCCGTCGCGCCACAGGAATGAATGGAACCGCCCGCGCCGCTCCTCGAAGAAGGCGAGCACGATCTGCATGTCGGCGCGGCTCTTGATGCCGTAGCCGGCATTGTAGCGGCGGCGGGACTGCGCCCAGCGCTGGTTGCGCTCCTCGCGCCCGCTTGACAGCGTCACGACGTCGGTCATGCGTTCCGGCCCGCCCCGCGCGCCCAGCGCCACGTCGAGCGGAAACCTCACCTGATGGAATGCCATTTCAGCTTGCCCTCGTGCCGCGCCGCACCGCGCGCAGCAGCATTGCCGACACCTCCGCCTCGCTCGCGACGAAGCTGTGGGCATCGGACGCCGCGACGTTGAACGTCACCTGCACCGGAGCGCCCGGGCCGTGCGGCCGCGAGAGTGGCGACGCGGCGGCCCCCGCGGCGCCCGCCGCCGACACCGGAAAGTAGGACGGCGTGGCGATGGAACCGCCTGCCAGTGCCGGGTTGAGCCCGCTGAACAGCGACTCCACCACGCCCGACACCAGCGAGCCCACCGGCTTCAGCGCGGCCCGCAGCGCGATATCGGCGAAGGCGCGCGACACCTCGCCCAGTACCCCGCGCAGCGAGCGGCCATCCATGATCGCGCCGCGGAACGCCGCGGTCAGCGACCGCGCCACGCTGTCGGCCAGATCGCTCACCCGTTCGAGCTCGATCGACACGTCGCCCAGCTCGCGGCTGAACGCCTCCGGAAATCTCTCATCGGCCATCGGGGAATCTCTCCATCATCGTGCGCAGGCCGTCCCGGTCGGGCGCCCCCGTCCGCCGGCCCGCAACGCCTTCGAATGCCGCCGCCAGCTCGCGCGGCGTCAGGCCCCAGAAATCGCGCGACGACAGGTGCAGCACGCCGAAGCCGAGCCGCATCGCGTCCGCCCAGGGAAACGGCGTCATGCCTCGCCCCCGAAGGTTGCGCGCAGCAGCCGCGCGGCGATCTCGGCGGCGCCCTTGAGCCCGCCCTCGATCGACATGCGCGCAATATCGTCGTCGGTCACCGCATTGCCGCCGCCGCGCAGCCCCGCGCCGATGATCGCCGTCAGGTCGCGCGCCGACACGCGCCCGCCCGCGAACCGCTCGCTGAGCCCGACGAGATCGCCGGCGCTCAGCCGCGCCTCGAGCTCGGCCAGCGCTCCCAGCGTCAGGCACAGCACCTTCTCCTCGCCCTCGATCAGGGCCGAGATTTCGCCACGTTGAATGTTTGGCATCAGAGCACCGTGAACCCCAGCTCGCCCGCGCTCTCGAGCGCGATTTCGAACGTCACCTCGCCCGCATGGTCGGCGGAGAACTCGAGCGCCGTGATCTGGAACGGTCCTTCCACCGCCCCGAAATCGGGCAGGATCAGTCGCCACGCGCGGATCGTGCCGGCAAAGAACAGTTCGCGAATCCTGGCGTCCGACGCCTGGTCCTTGAAGATGCCGCTGCCCGAGACAGAGGCGCGCTTGATGCCGCCGCCGGCGAGCAGTTCGCGCCAGCGTCCGGCGCTCTCGGCATCGGTGGCGTCGACCACCGCCGCATTGAAGGTGAGCGCCCGCGTGCGCAGGCCCGCCACCGTCAGGAAACTGCCGCTTCCCGTCTGGTCGAGCTTCAAAAGCATGTCCTTGCCGCTCTGGGCTGCCATGGTGTCCTCAGTTGGGTTCGGTGAAATAGGTCAGCGCAATCGTGGCGCGGGCCCTGCCCGTCGCCTGGTCGATCGCGCTATCGGTGCGGTCGTGGCGCCTGATGGTGATGGCGAGGTCCGGGCTCGCCACGCCCAGCGCGATCTCGACCACCGCCTCGGCAATCGCCAGCACCGCCTTGCGGCTCGCGTCGCCGGCCCACGCATGAAGCACCAGGCGGTGCTCATGTCCCGGTGCCGTGTCGCCATCGCGGGCCAGCGCGTCGTGGCGTACAATGACGATGTAAGGCGGCGTGCTGTCTCTGGGTGGCGCGTCGAACACCGGCGGGGCGAGTTCGGCCCGCAGCGCCGCCACCAGCGCCGCTTGCAACTGGACGATCGGATGGGTCATCCCGTCACCGCCCGTTCGCTGCACTGGCAGCTCAGATAAGCGCGCCGTCCGTTGATGTCGGCCAGGGCCGCGATCTCGAGCGTTCGTCCGCGATAGGCGATGCGGTCTCCCGGCTTGAGATCGGTGCGAAAGCGGATCACCACCGCATGCGAGATGGCCTGCCCGCGCGCATCCTCTGCCAGTGATGGGCGCGCCGACAGCTGGCGCACGCGCGCCCACACCACGCCCAGCGCCGAATAGACCGCGACCGCACCGCCTTCGGGCTCGCTGCTTTCGATCTTGCGCAGCAGCGTGACGCGGTCGGTCAGCGTGCCGAGCGCGGGAATGCGTTCGTTCATAGCCGCACCCGCCGATAGCCCGCGATCAGCCGTTCGAAGCCGAGCGGCGCCGTCGTCACACTGTCGCGATGCTCGTACCAGTAGGCGACGAGCGCCAGCACGGCCTGCTTGAGGTCGGCCGGCACATCCGCCGCATCGCCATAGCCGGCGGTGTAATCGATCGTCAGTTCGTCGACCGCCGCGGCCAGCAGCACCGCGTCGCCCTGCAGCACCGCGCCGGCGGGCGCAGCCAGCAGCGCCATTGCCGGCACCACCGGCAGCGCCACGAGCAGCCCCGCCACGCAGGGCAGCACCAGCCGCCAGGTTTGCGTGATCATGGCGCGACCGGTGATGCTCTCGACGTGCAGCCGCGCCGCCGCGATCAGCGCCCCGACGAGCGCGTCCTCGTCGCCGCCATCGATCCGCGCAAAGGTCTTCGCCTCAGCCAGCGACACCGGCTCCTCGCCGGGTCCGGCGATGAGATAGGAGGTCATGTTGATGTCCTTGAAAGGGAGCGATTGCGAATAGCGAATAGGGGCAGCGATCGGGCGGGAGGGACCCAATGCGCCGCTCACTACTCGCTATTCGCTCGCGGCCTCCGTCAGGTCGCGGCCTCCGTCAGGAGGCAGCGAACTTCAGCAGCTTGATCGCATCGTAGTTCTGCACGCCGCC